TAAATAAAATCTATCAATAATTGTTAGCCGATAGAAATACATATGTTGCATCGTCAAAACATTATGGTATGATTACTCCATCGAAACACAAATTAGAACTTAACTTTCTTTGGAGGTTCCCATGTTTTCAGTAAACCAAATTGTTAGAGGCCACGTTGCTGGTGTTTTCGTAATCTTGTCTTTCAAGATTGGCGCTGATGGTGAGCGTTGGGCGATGCTGAAGGAAATCAATCCTGTCACGCAGAAAACCTATCCAGGCGGTTTGTCTCTCCCAGAAAGCGCACTTCGCCAATACCACTAACTCTAAGCCCGGGGAAACCCGGGTTATAAATATGAATTCAATAGATCCCCACGAAGCAATTAACTACATGATCCGGCACTCTGCTGAATACGCACAGGCCAAGGCTCAGGTTACTTACCTTGAAGAATTCCGGAAATCCAAGAAAGCAATGTTGTTCTCTGTAGCAATGGGGAACACTATTGCCGATAAAGATAACTATGCCTACAGCCATCCAGAGTATTTAGAGGTGCTGGACGGGCTTAAAGAGGCCGTAGAGAAGGCTGAGACGCTTAGGTGGATGTTGGTAGCAGCACAAGCTAGGATCGATGTCTGGCGCTCACAGGAAGCATCTAATCGCGGTATAGATCGCGCAGCCCAATAAGAGGATAATATGATTAACGACAATGTAGTAGACGATAGCAATTTGGCACAATGTCGCTCTTGTGGATTTGTGGACGATTGGGATGAGATACCTAAAGGACACTGCTGGGCTTCTGGGGATTCGCTTACAGAATGTCCTGAATGTGGCGATGTAGACGGTTTTTCCGACTATGACCCAGCAAAAGCCGCTATTCGGGAACAAGGAATTAAGGATAAAGCTGCGGAAGCTAACGGATCAGGACATTGAAGAAATCGGGCTACAGTCTTTCGGGAACTTGTATTACTACTATCCAGACCAGATCAAAGACTTGATAGATCTGGTTCAAAAGCGGCTAGAAGGTAAAAATCGTGCGTAAAAGAGAAGCACAATACTTGTCAAAAGTGGCAGACATTGGCTGTATAATCTGCTATAGGGCAGGTTATCCCGGCACTCCGGCAGAGATTCACCATATCCGAGGTCTGGGTTTGGGAATGGGTGTAAGGAATTCGCATTACAACGTCCTACCGCTTTGCCCAGAGCATCACAGAGGAAACTCAGGTTATCACGGCTTAGGCCGTAAAGCCTTTGAAAGATCCTACGGCGTTACCGAACAGGAACTGCAATTACAACTAGGGGAATTGCTCAATGAAGAAGACCAAAGCAGCCAAGAAGGTAGCGAAAGTTATGCGTGAGTTTGGCAAGGGTGAACTGCATAGCGGCAAGGGTGGCCCGGTTGTTAAGTCTCAGAAACAGGCAGTTGCAATCGCACTTTCCGAAGCTGGTGTTGCTAAAAAGAAAGGTAAGAAGAAATGAAAACAGGTCTTTATGCCAATATTAATGCAAAGCGCAAGCGCATAGCCGAGGGTTCAGGCGAGAAGATGAAGAAGCCGGGAACCAAGGGCGCACCGACTAAGGCTGACTTCAAGCAAGCAGCTAAAACTGCGATGCCTGTACGTGGCTCTCGCACTGCCAAGAACAAAGCCAAAAAATGACAGCCGCTTGGACTAAGAAGGCCGGGAAGAATGCTAAGGGCGGTCTGAACGAGAAGGGCCGCAAGTCTTATGAGGCTGAGAACCCCGGTTCTGACCTGAAGGCTCCTGTTAAGTCTGGAGACAATCCACGTAGAGCCAGTTTCCTAGCCCGTATGGGTGGTATGCCCGGCCCGGAGAAGAAGCCAAATGGTGAGCCTACTCGTTTGTTACTGTCTTTACGAGCATGGGGAGCCAGCAGTAAGGCCGATGCCAAGAAGAAAGCTGCTTCTATCTCTGCTCGGAACAAGAAAAAGTAATGGAATATTCCTATGGGATTAAGAATATTCGTATAAGGGAGTGGGGTGAAGGCGCTGATGTGATAATCGGCGCTTTTTGCTCTATTGCTGACAATGTTGAGATATTCCTTGGTGGTAATCACAGAACCGACTGGGTAACGACTTATCCGTTTGGGCATATTCATCAGGACAAATTCCCTTGGCATGGCAAAGGGCATCCAGCGACTAAGGGTGATGTTGTCATTGGCAACGATGTCTGGATAGGATCAGGCGCTACTATATTGTCCGGTGTTAATATCGGTGATGGCGCTGTCATATCGGCTAAGTCCGTGGTGGTTAAGGATGTGCCTCCCTATGCTATTGTTGGCGGCAATCCTGCCAAGGTATTAAAGCTACGGTTTACTGAAGACCAGATACAGAGGCTACTGCAAAATCCGTGGTGGAATTTACCTGATAGCCGAATCAAAGAACTAATCCCATTATTGTGCTCTGATAACGTAGAGGATCTAATTGCAGCCCTTAACCCTTAATTTAGGCTCCGGCAAGGACTGGAGAGAAGACTGTCTAAACTCAGACATTCAGGCAAGGGTAAATCCTGACTGGGTATGCGACATTTCAAAGGTTCAATGGGGTGAGCTAATAGAAACCCGATTCGGACAGATCAAGATTAAGCCTGAGATGTTTGAAGAAATCGTCGCAAATGACGTTTTAGAGCATATACCGGACTTAATTAGCGCAATGAGGAACTGCCGGGACTTATTAATCCCGAACGGGAAATTTGTTATTTCTGTTCCGTATGAGTTAAGTCTGGGCGCATGGCAAGATCCTACTCATGTACGGGCATTTAACGAGAATAGCTGGCTGTACTACACTGACTGGTGCTGGTATCTGGGCTGGGACAAGGGCTTTAAGTTGACAGAGATTCAGTTTAAGTTGACAGAACTGGGCACAGAGATGTCTGAGGCTGGAGTTCCCGATCAGGAAATTCTGAGAACACCGAGGGCGGTAGATTCCATGAAGGTAACATTGTGCAAGCAATAGTCATCTGTACGGTTAAGAACCCCGGCATTACGGTATTGCTGGAGTCAATCAGGGTATATGCGCCCTCGATCCCTGTATACCTATCTGGGAATAGTCTGGAGCTTTGGCATAGAGCCAAGTCAATCCTGCCTAATCTGGTGTGGAGGCCGAATCAGGCTGATAATTTCGGCGATGCTTACAATGTAGCTACAAACTACGCTTTTGAGCATGGCAAGTACGACTCAGTAATCCTCAGTAATGACGATGTGGTGCTGAACCCAGACACTATGAGGTTACTGGCGGCAGATGCGGAAATTCTGGAATCAACGGGCATAAATCTCGGAATTTTGGGAGCAAGATCGGATTACGTATTGCCAGACCAGAACATTAGGTTCCCTGTTTACGATGATAAACAAGAGGGACTAAGATGGGCAAGTGAGGCACAGATTAAGGAGACGGGAGTAATCGCCCCTATCTTTGCCAGCATAAGCAGGAAGGCATGGGATACGGCTAAGTTTCCTAGCACTAATTGGTATTCCGATAATATAATATGTCATGACCTGCTAGAAGCGGGTTATAGGCATTTCGTCAGCCGGGCTTATGTGCATCACGCAGGAAGCCAGACAGTAGGCACAGACTTCAAGAAATGCCATGAGGAGCCACGAGAGTGGATAAAGGCTAACAGGCCGGATATGTACGAGGTGTATTATGGCTGACGTAAGATCAACGCCAATTTCAAATTATCCAGCTTATTATGGCGCTGGTTTGCTTAGTGGTATCAACGAGGCTGTTAGTAAACCATTTGGGTACGAGAACGATCCTGTACGAGCATTGACTAACTTGCTTGGTGTTCCTGCCTTTGTAAAGACACTAGAAAACACTGCTTACGGGATGCCAAACACCCGTGGTGCTGGTATGGCTACCCAATTACGTCCAGAAGCTAAAGAAACAGTGGGTGCTCTTTTGCCAGTGGCCCCCGGTGCTGCAAGACTTGCGGCTCGTGGTGCTGTTGCTGGCGGTAAATATATTGCTCCTCAAGTAGGTGGTTTGCTTGATGATTATGCGACAAAAACTGGTTTGCAGATGTATGCGTACAGGCCAACAACACCAAAAAAACCAGACCCATCTGTCGGTACAAGATTTGAGAAAGAATATATTGGTGGATTGGCTGAGAAAAAACCAGTAAAGATTGAGGATTATAAAGACGCTAGTCTTATGATTATGCCTTGGGATAGCTCAAGCAGAAATTTTAGAATAAAGAGCGTTTCAGATATTCTTTTGCCACGGCAATATATTACTCATGGAGGCCAAGATTACGCTAGAGACCTTGGTCATATGGCAGACGAAATTGCAGGTGCGTCAAATTTTGGTATTGCTAGTCGAATAGCTGGTAGAGATGAAGTTGCGAGAGCAGAAAACTTATTGGCTGGTGGTTCAGGAAATGTAATTCATATGCCATCAACAATGGGTGAGTTTGGTGAAAATTTCTCAGTTCAGCCAGTTAGTCTTTTGCTTGGAATTGCCGATTCTGGGAAATTATCTAAAGCAAATATCAAAGCGTTTGACCAAAGCGTAAAAGATTTTAAAGTTCCCAAGATGGTTGGAGATAAAAGAGTAGTAACCCAGCCGTTTAAAGACTTTAAGGGAATTATGACTGAGGAGGGTCGAGCGCAGCTTTATGCCCCGGATGGTGGTGAGCTAAGAAAAGCAGTAACTAATAGGTTTTATTTAAAAAAAGCTGGTCAAAACAATCAACAGTTATTTGGCTTTAATGCAGAGGATGTTGTTGGCGCAATTACTGATGAGTCATTGTTAGGGGTTCCAAAGGGATACATAGGGAATACAGTAATCATGTCTCCAAGTGGCGGTATGAAGCTAACAAAATCAGCTAATCCCACTTACGATACAGATTTTTCTGGAATTTATCAGGGAACTCTCGGCACAAATGTCCCAGTTGAAGTTCTAATGCCAAAGACTTTTGAAAAGATTGCAAAAGAGTTAAGTGGCAGAAATGCTGATTTACGCACAATGACATTAGGTGCTTTAGAAAAGCGCAAAGAAGGAGTCTCTGAGATTATTGATGACAGGGTAATAGAAAGCTATTACAACTATCTTAAAGACCAAAAAGCTAAAGGATTACTCGACTGAGTATTGACTAGACAGTAACTGAGATTTAAGCAAAAGAATAGAATCTTCCAGTAATGCAATAAAATCATCTTCTGGTAGATCAAGAGACTCAGAGTCATAGTTAACATTCATTACATTATTTTCTATTTCGATAGTGATTTTCATATTTCCTCCAAGTGAACTATCATTATACGTAAATATTAATTTGACGCAACAAGTTTAGACAGCATGACATCCAAAGGATAATGCAATTATGGAAACAAATAGCGATAAAGAAACTCTTAAAATCGGAGATGGACTAGCAGGGCCGGGCAGACCTAAAGGTACGCCTAATAAGTCAACGTTAGTAGTAAGAAACGCTATAGCTACTCTATTGGAGCGCAATGTTCCTTTTATGGAGCGATGGCTTCAGAGGGTAGCTGAGGGCGATGAGGTACTAGGAATTAAGGCTGATCCGCATAAGGCACTGGATATTATGCTCAAGATGAGCGAGTACCATATTCCTAAGCTGGCTAGGACTGAGGTTACTGGCCTTGATGGTGCTCCTCAGCAGCACGTGGTCACATGGCAGAAGTAATCGAGATTGCCTACAAGCCAAGGGAGCAGCAGTTAGCTATCCATGAGGCAGTAGATAACCACAGGTTTACGGTCGTAGTGGCCCATCGTCGTATGGGGAAAACTGTAAGCGCCATCAATCACCTGATAAAGGCTGCCATTGAGTGCAAGAAACCAAACCCTCGATTTGCTTATATTGCGCCTACTTATGCTCAATCTAAGCGTGTCGCTTGGGATTATCTGCTTGAGTTCACTCGTCCTCTGGGAGCAGTGGCAAACATATCAGAACTCAGGGTGGACTTTTGGGGCAGACGGATTAGTCTTTACGGATCTGATAACGCTGATAGCCTCCGTGGTCAGTACTTTGACGGTGTGGTGCTGGATGAGATCGGAGACCAAAACCCTAAAATCTGGAACGAGGTCATCAGGCCAGCGTTAGCAGATAGGAACTCAGATGATGAGCCTACATGGTGTTTGTTCATTGGTACGCCTAAAGGTCGGAACCATTTTGCTGACTTCAGGGATAGGGCGCAGACAGCAGAGGGATGGAAGCTGCTTGAGTTCAGGGCCAGCGAGACGGGTATCCTCAATGAGAAGGAACTCTGGGGCGCTCGCAAGGAGATGGGCGAGGACAAGTACCAGCAAGAGTTTGAGTGTTCCTTTAACGCAGCAGTCGAGGGTAGTTATTATGGTCAGATTATTAACGATCTCGAAACCAAGAGCAGAATCACGACTATTGACCGGGATGACCTTTGCCGGTCTTTTGTTGCTTGGGATCTTGGCATGGGTGACTCTACTTGTTTATGGGTTGCTCAGTTGGCTGGCAAGGAAATCAGGCTTATTGACTGCGTCGAGAACCACGGAGTCGGTCTGGACTGGTATGTATCGTGGCTGCGAGAGAATAGGTACGAAGGCTTCGGGCAGATCCTCCCGCACGACGTTGAGGTGAGGGAGCTAGGCACAGGCCGTAGCCGTAAGGAAGTGCTGCAAGAGGCTGGGCTTGAGATTACCGTGGCTCCAAGGCTGTCTGTAGCCGATGGGATACAGGCTGTCAGGCGTATCCTGCCTAGATGCTGGTTTGACCACAAGACTAAGGCTGGCCTAGACGCTATACGCAACTACCGTAGGGAATACAACGAGAAGCAGCAGGTGTTCTACGATAAGCCACTGCACGACTGGTCTAGCCATTACTCAGACGCTTTCAGATACTTGGCTATTGGGCTTGACGAGAGCGACGATTCATGGTCATCAGACTTGCCTATCAATACCAAATGGGTTGTATAATAGGCAAAATTCCTGTAAGGGTTTGCTATGAAGATGGATGAAGGCATGATTAAGGGCATCCTTGAAGCTGAGATTGATAACTCAATCGGCTTCATCGAGACCGAGACTACAGAAGAGCGTCGCAAGGCGCTAGATTACTATCTTCGCAATCCCTATGGGAACGAGGTAGAAGGCCGTAGCCAGATCGTTACTGGCGAGGTAGCTGAGGCCATTGATGGTGCGCTGCCACAACTTATCCGAGTCTTTACGACCACTGAGGATATTGTCTACTTTGAGCCTAAGAGCGCGGACGCTGAGGAGTCTGCCAAACAGGCTACAGACTACTGCAACTGGGTGTTCTACCGTGAGAACGAAGGTCTGCTGATCCTGCATAACTGGTTCAAGGATGCCCTGCTCCAGAAGGTAGGCGTGGTCAAGTCCTACTGGGATGAGTCTGAAGATGTTATCAAAGAAGAATACAAGAACCTGACTGAGGATGAGGTAGCCCTGCTGCTATCGGATGAGTCCTTGGAGGTTGTCCAGCAGGAAGTCGAGTTCATTGAGGCCGGTATTGATATGATGGGCCAGCCGATTATGGCTCCTGTCTATGAGATCGAGGTCAAGCGGGTTAAGAAGTCCGGCTCCGTAAAGATTGAGAACGTGCCTCCCGAGGAATTCCTGATCTCCAAGGCTGCTAGAACTATTGAGGATGCTCCCTTTGTAGCCCATCGAAAGCTAATGCAGCGGTCAGAATTGATTGCGCTTGGCTACGATAAAGACATCGTAGATGAGCTACCTTCTTATGATGATCTGACGTTCAGCCCTGAGCGCGTTGCTCGCTTTGACCAAGGTGAACAGCCAGACGAGGCGCAAAGCCTTGACCCTGCCATGCAGACGGTTGAGGTATACGAGTGCTATATACGGATTGACGAGGACGAAGACGGTATTGCCGAACTGCATCGTATTGTCTATTGCGGCTCGGAGATCCTTGAAGATGAAGAATGTGACTACATCCCGTTCCACAGCATTTGTCCTATCCCTATTCCCCATAAGTTCTTCGGTCAGTCTCTGGCAGATCGGACTATGGACATCCAGCTTATCAAGTCCACTATTACTCGTCAGTCTCTGGATAACCTGTATCTGACGAACAATAACCGGGTTGGCGCTGTTGATGGTCAGGTGAATCTAGATGACCTGCTGAACGCTACGCCGGGCGGTATTGTGCGGATGAAGAACCCTAACGCTCTGGTTCCGCTGTCTGTTCAGTCTACGTTCGGTCAGGCGCAGCCGATGCTGGAGTACATGGATGCGGTACAGGCCAAGCGTACTGGCGTTAATGACGCGCAACAAGGTCTTGACCCGGATGTGCTGTCGAATGTAACGGCTGCTGCTGTTGCTGCGATGATGAAGTCTAACTCTGGCAAGCTGGAGTTGATTGCCCGTATCTTTGCTGAGACTGGCGTTAAGAGCCTGTTTAAGGGGATTCTGCATCTGTTGGGCAAGTATCAGGACAAGCCTAAGATCGTCCGTATGCGTGGCAAGTATGTGCAGTTTGACCCTCGCACATGGAACAATGAATACGATGTGTCGGTCAATGTTGGTCTGGGTTCAGGTGACCGGGATCAGAAGCTGACGATGCTCCAGATGATTCTTGCCAAGCAGGAACAGATCATTCAGCAGTATGGCCCGTCGAATCCTCTGGTCTCGATTGGTCAGTACCGGAATACATTGGCTAGGTTTATTGAGGCGGCAGGGTTTAAAGACGCTAATGCCTTCATGAACGAGATTAGCCCTGAGATGGATGCTCAGTTGTCGCAGCCACAGCCGCCTACTCCTGATGCTCAGGCAGAGATGACTAAGATGCTGATGGACGTAGAGCGTGAGAAGACACAGGCTAAGTCGCAGATTGATGCAGCCAAGCTAGATCTGGAACGTCAGACGCTAGAGGCTGAGTTCACCCGCAAGGGCATTGAGATGCAGATGAAGAACCAGAAGGATCAGGCTGACATCCGTATCAAGGAGGCTCAGTTAGCAGTACAGCAACTGCAAGCTATTCTGGCTATGGACTTAGCAGACGAGGACAGCCGTAACAAACAGGCTGAGATTGTCCTGAAGACGATTAAAGAACTGGGGAGCCTGACTGGTGGATAAAGCACAGTGGGCTATTAACCTGCTTCGTGAACCTATGTGGCAGGAGATGATGGAAGAACTCCGAGGCACAGAGATTAACAAGTTTGCAATGAGTGATTATGCGGATATTGAGACTAGGGAACAAGCGTATATGCGCCTCCGAGTCTTAGAATCCATTGAAACCTATCTCGACGGCATCGCTGCTCAGAAGATGATTGACGAGAAAAGGATGAAGATTTTGTAACCCGTGTCGGGCGGTTCCCGATATAATTTAGGAAACATAAATGAGCGATACTCAGAACACGACTCCCGAGGGAAGTGGTGAGTTAAGTGTAAGTGGTGCAGCAGACGCTATCTTGGGTCTAATGGGCGGTGATGAAGGCTCCGAACAGGAACAACCTAAACGCCGACTAGAGGCCAACGACAGCGATGCCGAATCTGATGAGTCTGAGTCTTATGAAGAATCAGACGAGTCGGAGGTAGAACAAGAAGATGGCGAGGATGAGTCAGAAGAACCTCA